ATTTTATTTGCAGACAAAATTCTAAAGGACTTGGATAAAAGATTCAAGATTTACAATATGGAGAGGCAATCAAAGCCTACGCCAATCGTACTATCTGATGACGAAACAGTTGAGAAAAGACAAATTGAAAGAAAACCAAAAACACTAAGGGACTTTTTAAATGAAGAAAGCTAAAGAAAAAGACACAGAAGAGAAGAAGGTTACATCAAATGAAATCTTGAGTACCTTCCTAAAGCAAAACTCCGAGGATCACTATAACTTTGAAGAGACTGTTGACTACAAGGTTTCAAGTGGTTCTCTACAGCTAGACTTACAACTTGGCGGTGGCTTTGGGCCAGGATTGCACAGGTTTGTAGGCATGAACGAGGGCGGCAAGACTAGCGAAGCTCTTGAAGTCATGAAGAACTTCTTGCTTGATATTCCTAATTCAAAAGGATTTTATATCAAGGCAGAGGGTCGCCTTTCTCCAGAAATGCAGAAGCGTTCTGGTGTAAAGTTTGTCTTCTCTGCTGATGAGTGGGTCGCTGGCACTTGCTTCGTGTTTGAAAGCAACATTTATGAAACTGTTGTTGATGCGATGAGGCAACTTGTCTCTAAGAACGAAGAAAAGACTAAATTCTGCTTTCTCCTTGACGCTGTTGATGGTTTAATTGCAAAGGGAGACATGGATAAATCTTTTGAAGAAAGCTCAAAGGTTGCTGGTGGAGCAGTTATTGCTGCTACTTTCATGAAGAAGCTTTCCATTGCACTTGCCAAGCGTGGACACATGGCCATCTTTATTTCTCAGGTAAGAGCAGACATTAAGCTCGACCCATATTCAAAAGCTCCGATTCGTCAAACATCTGCTACAGGAGGCAATGCTCTTTTGCACTTCGCCAACTGGATTCTAGAATTTGAGCCTCGCTTTAAGGGCGACTTGATTCTCAAGACAAATACTGATAAAATTGATCTTGAAAAGAATCCTCCAGTTGGACATTGGGCCAAGGTGACTGTCAAGAAGTCTCCTAATGAGAAAACCAATCTGACCATTCCATATCCTATTCGTTATGGCAGAAGTGGTGGCAAGTCTATTTGGATTGAGAAGGAAATTGTTGATCTTCTCCTTGCTTGGGAAATGGTAACAAAGGGTGGCGCTTGGTTCTCTCCAAGCGAAGATTTCCTTGAGCTACTAACTCAAAATGGACTTTCCTTTCCAGAAAAGGTGCATGGTGAAAGCAATCTGTTTAAGACTGTTGAAGAAGACAAGTCTCTCCTAGACTTCTTAATTAAGTATTTTCGCAACATGATTAGCAATGAAGTTTAAAAACCTCTACGGTAAAGAGAAGACTTTAAAAAATGCTCGTAAGTATCTTATTGATTGGAGAAAAAAGACGCGCAGCAAGTTTCAAGACAATGTAAAAAGGTTTCTCAAACCTTATTGGCAAGAAGATTTTGTCTTCGAAGAATTGAAATTAGTAGATACTCGGCTAACCTTTGATTTTTTTAATGCGAACAAAAGAGTTGCAATTGAGGTGCAGGGACAGCAGCACACAAAGTTTGTGCCTTTCTTCCATAGTTCAAGAGGCAAGTTTTTGCAACAATTAAAAAGAGACTGTAAAAAGCTAGAATTCTGTGAGATTAATAATATCAAATTAATTGAAATTTATTCAGTAAACGAATTAACAAAGGAATTTTTTGAAAGTCAGGGAGTGTATTTATAATATATAATATGGGATTAAATAACTCCAAGGATTTGCCAAAGTTCCATATGCCTCAAAATTTAATTGATCAGCTATACGAACTTAGCGGCAATGCCGATAAATATAAAGGCGTTGTTTTAGGATACATTTCAGAGGACGGCGTTCCATTGATTTATGCCAAATACGACTCTCAAATTATTGAGTTTGGTATGCGCAAAGCTCTTGAAAAATATTTAGACAATTCCGATGCGTTCGAAACACTTTCGAATGAAGAAAATGGACTTGACGAAGAAGAGTAAGTGGTGTACCGTATAATCGGTATGATTTACTCTTACGAACTTGAGAAACAACTTTTGGCAGGGTTAATTAAAAATCCTCAGAATTACTTTGATGTTTCTGCCTTCATCAATGAGAAGGATTTTTATAGTGAAGATAATAGCATTAATAAGACAATCTTCACAATCATCAAGCAAGCTCTAGAAGCTCACGAAGAAATTGATGATGTAATTATCGCACAACGAGTCCAATCTCTCGGACTATTGTTTGACGATGTTGTGAATGTCAGTGAATATGTCAAGTCTCTTGGCATGAGAAAGGTGACTGACGGTAGCATCATCAAGATCGCTAAGGAACTTAAGAAGTACACTATTCGTAGAGAAATCTATGAAAGCTCTCAAGCGATTTCTAAAAAGATGAAAAGCATGGCTCCAGAGTCGAGCTATGCAGAAATCATTTCCACCGCAGACAAGGTTTATAACGAGAAGATCAATCAATACGAGATTGGTAATGACACTCCAGAAAACATCTACGATGAAATGGAAAGTCTGATTGAAGATCGTGGAGCAAACCCTGTCAGTGAATTTGGCATGATGGGGCCGCATGAGAAGGTCAACAAGATGTATGGCTCCATTCTACGCCCTGGCAACATTACGGTGGTTGTAGCGCGATCTGGAGTGGGTAAAACACAGTTCTGCATGGACTACTCAACCAAGGTCAGCATGAAGTACAATGTTCCCGTGCTGCACTTTGACAATGGTGAAATGAGCAAGGAAGAACTAATCATGCGTCAATGTTCTGCCCTTAGCGGTGTTCCAATGCACTTGATTGAAAGCGGTCAGTGGCTTAGGGCTGGAAGAGAAATCGTTGATAAGGTGCGTAATGTTTGGAGTAGAGTAAAAAAACTAAAATTTTATTACTATAATGTCGGCGGTTTGGATGTTGATTCCATGATTAATACCTTGAAGCGGTTTTACTATTCAAAGGTTGGTCGTGGCAACAAGATGATTTTTAGCTTTGACTATATCAAGACCACTGCTGATTACGGTGGCGGCAACAAGACTGAGTGGCAGATGGTTGGTGAAATGGTTGACAAGTTTAAGCGATGTATTCAAAAGGATATTTTGTTTGATGGACTGCCAATCGTTTCCATGATTACCTCTGTACAATCAAACCGTTCTGGCATCACAAACAATCGCAATTCTCAGAATATTGTTGATGATGAAAGCATCGTGTCTCTTTCAGATAGAATCACTCAGTTCTCGTCTCATATGTTTATTCTCCGCAACAAGACTGCTGATGAAATCTTGAATGAGGGAACTAGATTCGGAACACATAAACTTATTAATGTCAAAGCTCGTCACCTTGGTGAAGATATTGCAGGAGCAATTGAACCAGTGCAGGTTGGTGACACTTTGAGGAAGAACTTTATTAATCTTGAGTTTAAGAATTTCTGTATCACAGAAAGAGGCGACTTGAGAGATATTGTAGAATTCAACGATATTGGGGAGGGTATTGAACAAAATGGTAGAAACACAGCGCCAGATTTTGATGAACTCTGATGATATTAAAAACTCATTAGAACAATTGGGCTACAGGCTCAAAGACTTTGGTAACCATTGGAGAACCGCCGCGATTTATCGTGGTGGCAACAATCCTACGGCGATTAAAGTGTATAAGAATACTGGAGTATGGCAAGATTATGTTGATGGTAATGGCTCGTCCCAGCCATTCAAAAAACTCATTGAGCTAACTCTCAAAACCAAAGACCCCAAAATCATCAAGCAATACATTGGCTTTTCTGATGCTCAATCAGAGACTCAATATGTTGCAAAAGAAACTATTGAAATGGAAAAAGTTTATCCAGAAGAATGTCTCAAGCGGCTATTCCCAAATTATTCTTTCTATAAGAAGAAGTCTATTTCGGAAGAAACCCAGCAAAAGTATAAGTGCGGTTTAGCATCTGTTGGTCAGATGTATCAACGCATGGTGTTCCCAATCTATAATTCTGACCAGCAAATTGTTGGTTTCAGTGGTAGAAAAATTAATGATAATAATGACGCTCCAAAGTGGAAGCACATTGGAACAAAGGTTAAGTGGATTTACCCAGCGTTCGTGCCAAATGAACAAACTGTTGATGAGCTAATCGAAGAAAAGAAAGAAGTTATTTTAGTCGAAAGCATTGGCGACAGCATGGCTTTGACAGAAGAGGGTTACGCAAATAACCTTGTCATTTTTGGACTAGATTGCTCACCATCTTTAATGAATTATCTCTGCTCAAAGAGCTTGAATAAAATCATCATTGCTACAAACAACGACTCCGAGAAAGAAAAAAATCGCGGTAAAATCTCTGCCATGAAGAACTACATGAAGCTAAGTCAGTTTTTTAATTTCGAGCAACTTTCAGTTCAGCTTCCATGGGCAAATGATTTTAGTGATATGCGTCAGCAAGAAATGTCATTTG